CCTCTTCAGGCTTATACTTATTTCCGTTCATATCTATTTTCCAGCCCTGCTTAAGTAATTCTTGCCACTCTTCTTTTTCAATTTTTTGAGCATCTCTAATTTTTTTCATTTCTTCTGCCCAAGCATCTCTTGTTTCTTGTGAATATGCAGATTCTTCTCTATCATCCCAAAAAGATCCTATTGTATATCTAACACCTTTAGTAATTAAAGATACCTCATGCATATTATTAAATCCACCATCAAAAACAGCAAGCAGTCCTGTTTTTGGAACTATAGATATATCTTGATCTGTAAATTTTAAAACTCCACCCTCAAAGTCTTCATTTAAATATAAAAATGCAGCATATCTACTTCTTGCAAAAGGTCCAGAGTTACCGTGCTCGTCTGTATTATCTGAGTGCATCCTAGCATATGCACCTGGTTCCCATTTTTGAGTATGATATCCAATTTTAGAAACTATTGAAGGATCAATATCATGAACTGTTGCAACTGCACCAGAAATTGCTTTTTCAATATCAGAAAAAATTGTTGGACTTAGTCCAATAGAAATAACCTCTTGATCATTATCTAGTGGCAATACCGAAGAATATGATTCATAAAATGAAATTGGCATCCAGGCAATATTTCCAGTTTCTGCATGTTTATCTAAAACTTTTACAATTTTTGCAGAAGTATCTTCATCTATAAAGTTTTCATAAACAACAATGTCCTTGGTTATTCTTTTTTTATTTTCTAGATTCACGGTTTTCTATCTCCCGTATGCTCTGTTATTTCCCAAAAAAATGGACAGGTATATCTGATGCCACCTTTTACTTCTGTTACTCCATGAATATATTGCATATCTCCTGGGAAAAAATAAGCAGCACCTTTTTTAGGTTTAAATTTAACTCCTTGATTTGGAAAATATAATTCTCCGCCCTCATAGTCATCATTTAAATAAAATAAACTTGAAAGATCATAGTGTGGAAAATCATTTGGCTCACCAGCATCTGGACCTTCATGTAATTCTTTATCTGCATGAGGCATTTGAAATTGACCTGGTAACCATCTTACAATTGTTGTTCCTGTTGGTTTAACTTTTACTTTATAAAAATCTTCAACAATAGGTTTTAATTTTTCAAATAGCCCTGCAATAACTGGTGCAATTGCTGGATCATTTTTATTTAAACTAGGTGTAGTTGCGACTCTATCTTTCCAAAAATCAGAGTCATATACTACTGTTCCATTTTCATTTATATGACTTTGGGTTACATCCCAAATAGTAAGAGACTTTGCTGCTTTTTCTAAAAAGTCAATTTCTTCTTGAGTCATAAAATTTTCTAATTCAACAATCATTTCTTTTCCATTACCAAAAAATCCTGAAGGGGTAATGGATCTTGTTCTTTTTACAACTGTTGGGATATTGTCTATTTGATTCATAATAAGATTATACCAGAAATATTTTATTTATTATTTTATATTATCAACTACTGTAAGCCTTAAAGTTTTTACCTCGTGACTTCCACGAGACTCTCCCTTTTCATTTACGGCATTTCTATACCAGTCTGTGTATACTCCAGTTTGATTTATTTTTTGTGATGCCTCACCATAGGATTGATTTGCCATACCTCTTTTATTATCTGGATCTTTATATTCATTTATTTCAATGCTTGAGTTATTTAAATAAGTTAAAGAAATTGGAATAATTGTTGCTAGTGGTGTTCCTGCTTTTATTAATATTTCTTTATTTGCAGTTCTTGCTTTAATTGCTAATGGAAGTGGATTATCAAGGAAAGATGTACTTATTAAAGAAGACATTGTTTCAAAATCATCACTAAAGTAGTTAACTGGATTAATAGTAAACAAACTAACATTTTTATCTGTTTTAAAAATTAATCCAGTATTAAAACTTACACTTGACTGTCCTCTTCCAGTATAACAAATTTCTTCTCCTTGTAAAAGTTTAACATTATTACCAGTTTGGTCATTAATACCATTCCAAATAAAACTTATATCAGTTAAACAAGATATGCTCCATCCAATTACATTTGCTTGGGTTACTGGAAAACACCTATAAGCATGATTATCTGTAGTTTCGCCCATCCAATCTCGTTTTACAGACATTTGAGAAATTTCCATTTTTGACCAAGGATATTTCTCAACTGAAATATTAAACACTACTCATTGCTCCATTTTGGATCATACATTTCTGGAGTATGAAACTTTTTACTATAGTCTAACATTGTAACTATAGAATACTTAGTTCCAGAATGAACTGGCATTGCTCTATGTGGATACATAAAGTTTGATGGAAATATGAATAAGTCTCCAGCATCTGGTTTAACATTTAAGTTCTGAAGTCTAAAGTATAATTCTCCGCCTTCATAATCATCATTAACATATGCAACAAGAGATACGGTACAGTTATAAGAAAACCCATGATCGTGATGCTCTTGGAAGTGTTGTCCTGGTCCATACTTAATAAAGTTAAATGCTTCCCAATACTTTAATTTATAAATATTAAACTGTTTACAGTAGTCGTCTACTGCTGGACTTTGAGCATCATAAACATCTTGCCATAACGCCTGAAGGTTTAAAGATGTTTGACGTGTATCATGTTCAATATCAGTTTTTTTAAATTTAAAATCATTACAATCTCTATAACTTGGCATTAATTCTTGATATCCAACATATGCTGGAAGCCAACTATACTCTTTATCTTCGCTACCAACTGGACCAAGATTAGACTCAAGTCTATTAATAACATCAATCTCTTTTTTAATTACTCCCTTATAACAGATTATTCCATTTCCAAGATCAACTTTATCTGTCCATGTTTTCATTTTTTTACCCCTTATCTATATTCTCTTCGTGACCAAACTTTATTTTTATATACTCCGCCATCGGGTTGGCGATAAAACTTTGCGTTATCTACCATTTTACCATAGATATCAGATTGGTCTAAAATATCTATTTCATGCTCCCAATTTTCTCTTTTAAATGGAAGAACCTGAAGGTATGGAGTTCCTGCGGGTATTGTTCCTTCCCATCCTTCTGCAATAAAAAATGGAAAACTTCCAAGTAAATGTACTTTATCTGAATCAACAATTCCTGTTGTATTTAAAAATGGAAGATCAAACCTATTCATAGGTGTCATAAATAAAGCACTATACCCTTCAGGTAACTCTAGTCCCCAGTCTGGCATCCATGCAAAATGATATTTATAAAATCCTTTTGGATGTTCAAATTGTGGCATTGGTGGTCTTTGTGTACAAAAATCTTTATATTTTGAATCTTCTATTTTAACATTTATAATACCCTGCTTATTTTTAAAAAATACTAAATCACATGGAGTTTTAAAAATATAACCAGTTGAAAATGCATCCATAATTGCTGGACATGCTTTCCATGTAGGAATTTTTCCATAGTCATTTGTTGTACCCTCTTTTGGAAATGGACAAACCTCTTTTGATGCCTTGTAATATTCTCCATTTGGCATTTTAGCAAATCTATCTGCCTCTTTATACCATTGTGGAATTTCCTCTTGTGTAGGAGATGGAACAGACTTACTTTCTTTATTTAGCCATGGTCTATAAGATCTAAATATGGCTATATTAGATTTTATACTCACTGTCTATGACCTAATTCATTTATGTCGGTCATAACTACTACACAATACTTAGTTCCTGATTCTATTGGTAATGATGCATGCTCGTAAATATAGTTTGATGGACAAAGAACTATATCTCCAACTTTAGGCTTATAGACAAGATTATCTAGTCTTGGAAATTTTAAGTCTCCACCCTCATAATCATCATTTATATATACAACAGCAGAAACTGTACAGTTATAAACTGGACCATGATCTGCGTGAATATTAAAGTGAGATCCTTTACCTTCATACTTGACAAAATTAAATGCTTCATAATAAACAACATTTATTCCCCAGTATGCTGCATAATCATCTACGCAATACTTTAACTTTTCATATATTTCTTGATGAAGGTCTAACAGTTCTGCATTATCTTGGTCTCTTGGTCCAAGATTTTCTTGTTTATATTTAAAATCTACACAATCTCTTGCTTTTTTAATTGGAGTTTCAGAGTTTGTTACTTTTGCTTGTGACCACTTATATTTTTTACCACTACTTAAATTTGACTCAAGAGTATTTATGTATCTTTTAGAATCTTCTAATGAAAATGTATTTTTATAAACATTGACTCCTAATGCTAAATTTTCAACTAGTATGCCATCTTTTAATGATTTAGAAGCAAGCCTATTACTTGATGTTTCTGAT